AATGGCGAAATTGGTCAACTGTACGGCATGGCTGTTTTTGCTACCAGCAACGCTGACTCTGCATCTGCTACCGCTGCGTTCCCCGCAAGCGGCACTGCAATTGCCCGTGTCTGCTTGATGGGCCACAAAGACGCTTTGGTGTTGGTTGAGCAAGTTGGTGTTCGCACTCAGACTCAGTACAAGCAAGAATACCTTGCTACGTTGCTGACCGCCGATACTCTGTACGGTGTGAAAGCTCTGCGTGATAGCGCAACCGCTGGCGAGCCTAACTCGTCCGCAGCCTACGCTCTGGTCGTACCAAGCTAATGGTAATCCCCCTGCCTAACGGTAGGGGGTTCTTTCTTAAGGAGTACAAATATGGCTGCTGCTACCGCTGTTGTTTCCCGCCGTGGAAATGACCAATTTCGTGGTATTTTTTCTGACACTTGGGCTGTTTCCGCAACTCTAGATTCAGCCTCTATCTCAACTGGAGGCGCTGCAACTGATACAGTGACCGTTCCTGGTGTTGCTCTTGGCGATATGGTTTTGGGCATGTCTGTTGCTGTAAGCGAAGCTGGGCTAGTTCGCCGCGCTTATGTTTCTGCTGCTAATACCGTGACAATCGCTACTACCAATACAACTGGTGGTTCTGTAGACCTTGCATCGACTACCGTTGATTTGGTTATTGCACGAATGGTGTAAAGATAGGGGGGCTTGCTCCCCTTTCTTGTTTCAAGGATTTTTATGGCTAAGTTCAAGTGTTTGGTAAGTGGTAATTTTGTCAACTTCAATGTTCAGTACGACATTGATGTGATGATGCAGCACCCTGAATACGAACTGGTTAACGAAGAGTCCTTAAAACAAGAAGACGTTAAAAAATCTGTAGGCCGTCCTAAAAAGGTGCAAGAGCATGACCGAGATTAGTCCAAGAGAATTTGGAAAGCTAGAGGCTCAGGTAGAGGCTCTACAGGAACAGGTATCTCAGTTGTCCAAAGATGTGAAAACACTTCTTGAGATGGCAAACCAAAGCAAAGGTGGCCTATGGGTCGGAATGTCAATAGCATCTGCTATCGGTGGCGCTATCACCTTCTTTGCTACTAAGATACTGCGATGAAAGAAGGTCTACTCTCTGGTGTGACTTGCCCTGTGTCTACACAGGACATCTCTATTAACTTGAAAAATAGGAACCATGCCTTCAAAGAGTACGGTTATGGCCCTCCCAACCCCAATGAGGCAAATGATGCATTTTGGCTAAAGAAAGCCAAGATGTATAACGCTCCTACTGCAACTATCAAAGGTATGCGTTGCGGAAACTGCGCTGCATTTATCCAGACTCCCAAGATGATGGCTTGCATCACGCAAGGTCTTGAGAAAGATGAAGAAGGCTTGTCCTATGACCAGCAGTTCATCAAAGCAGCAGACCTTGGATACTGCGATTTATTCCAATTCACTTGTGCAGCGGCCCGTACTTGTGACGCATGGAAATCTGGTGGGCCTATTACTAAGGATAAAGCATGATGTACGGAAAATCCTCTAAGCCAGCAGCAAAATCTGCACCCAAGAAAAAAGCTATGCCATTAACTATCATGGTCGCAGTTGGCAAGCCAAAAATGCCTTTGCCTGTCCGTGGTCAGCGCACAGCCACTAACATGATGAAGAAATCAGGTCGAGGTAAATAATGGCATCTCTATCAACACCAATCACTCTATTAAGCGCAGTTGGCGCTACTGGCGCATCTCCAGCAGTTCAAGTTGACGCTGGCAATCCAGCATTTTTGCAAGTTTCAGGCATTACATCAGCTACTGTTGCATTGCAAGGCAGTCTTGATGGTACAAATTGGGCAACTATTGGGACAGCATTGACTGCTAATGGCATCATTACTGTACAAAATGCTCCAACTTATTTGCGCGCAAATTGCACTGTTTTTGTAACAGGCACGATTACCGCCAAGATTCTGTACTAAGGACTAGCCATGAAAAAGCCCACAATGGCCCAAAAAAAGGTCAGTAAGGTAATGAAAGAGTACGGCAAAGGTGAACTGCACTCTGGCTCTAAAAAAGGCCCAGTAGTCAAGTCTCAAAAGCAAGCCATTGCCATTGCATTGTCTGAGGCTGGCAAATCTAAGCCTATGAAGAAGATGAAATGAAACAAGGTCTTTACGCTAATATCAATGCCAAGCAAGCCAGAATTAAGGCTGGCTCTGGTGAAAAAATGAATAAGGTGGGGTCTAAGGCCGCACCTACTGCTGCTGATTTCAAGCAGGCAGCAAAGACTGCAAAGAAGGCAAAAAAGGTGAAATAGATGAAATCTCCAACTTGGCAAACAAAAGCTGGTCAAAATCCAAAGGGCGGCTTGAATGCCAAGGGCAGAGCATCTTATAATGCCGAGACTGGCGGCAACTTGAAAGCACCAGTAAAGTCAGGTGACAACCCTCGACGGGCCTCCTTTTTAGCGCGGATGGGCAATATGCCTGGGCCAGAGCAAAAGGATGGAAAACCAACCCGTCTACTGCTCTCGCTACAGGCGTGGGGCGCGTCCTCCAAGGAAGATGCTAAGGCTAAGGCTAAGGCAATTACTAGTAGGAACAAGGCCAAAAAATGAGAGCATTGTCAGTTGGCGCAAATCTCACAGCAAATACGCTAACAACTCTGTATACAGTACCTAAAGGGTACTATGCAAGGGTGGTATTGTTGCGGGCAGTGAATACAGGCTCACAAAAACATATTTCTTTTGATTGGGTTGACACCTCTGCATCTACTACATATTCGCTTGTATATCAAACGGCCTTGTCTACAAAAACTACTCAAGATTGGGGCGGGACATCGTATTTTGTGATGGAAGAAGGTGACATACTAAAAGCAATATCTGAGGCTGCATCCACTTTTTCCGTTGTAGTTACCATTGAAGAAGAAGGATTAACGCGCACATGACTTATCTAGAACTCGTCAATGATGTCCTTGCTCGACTGCGTGAGCAGCAAGTTACAACTGTAAGCGCTACAACTTATTCCACTTTAATTGGTAAATTTGTAAATGATGCAAAACGCCAAGTAGAAGACGCATTTCCTTGGAACATCCTTAGCAAAGACATCACTGTCACTACTTCCGCTGCTGTGTATAAGTATTCGCTTACTGGCGCAGGACAGAAGTTTCAAGTTATGGATGCCATTAACTCTACGGCTAACATTCCACTGGAAAACATCAGCTTTACGCAGATGAATCGCTATCAGAACTATGCAATTGTTCCAGCGTCAACTATTCCAAACCAATACGTCTTTGATGGTGTAGATACAAACTACGATGCAAAGGTAACGCTGTATCCTCGTCCAGATGGCGTTTACAGCCTTCTTTTCTCATTGGCAGTGCCACAGGCTGCCTTATCCTCTGATAGCACCATATGCCTTGTTCCTGATACGCTGGTAGCACAGAACGCATATGCCCGTGCATTGATTGAGCGTGGCGAAGATGGTTCTATGAATTCTTCCGAGGCATTCTTGCTATACAAGTCAATGCTCTCTGACTACATTGCATTGGAAGGCACTCGCTTCCCTGATTACGATGGATTTGTAGCAACATGAGCCAAGCATTACAGTCCTACAGCGTATCAGCGCCTGGGTTCTATGGGTTAAATACCCAAGATTCCCAATTGGACTTGGCCTCTGGTTTTGCATCAATTGCTACCAATGCAGTCATTGACCAGTACGGGCGCATTGGCTCTCGTAAAGGTTATTCAAGGGTAAACCCATCTAGCGGAAATCTTGGCGCTAACAATGTTGGTGTTATCCATGAATTGGTGCAATCCGATGGAACTTTAACTGTTCTGTTTGCAGGCAACAACAAACTGTTTAAGTTGGGTGCTTCAGATGCAGTGACAGAATTGACCTATGGGGGGGGAGGTACTGCGCCCACAATCACGGCAAATGATTGGCAGATATGCTCTCTTAATGGCATTGCTTTTTTCTTCCAGACAGGCTATGACCCACTCATTTATGACCCTGCTGTTAGCACTACGACATTCCGTAGGATAAGTGAGAAAACTGGGTACACAGGCACTGTGCCATTGGCAAATATTGGCATCTCTGCTTTTGGTCGCCTTTGGGTGGCAAGCACTACAACTGACAATACAACCATCACTTTTTCTGACCTATTAACTGGTCACATATGGAGTGGTGGCACTTCAGGAACATTGGATGTAAGCCGTGTTTGGCCTAATGGTGCAGACAAAATTGTTGGTCTAGCTTCACATAATGGGTTTCTGTTCATCTTTGGGCAGCGTCAAATCCTTGTCTATGCCAATGCCACTACGCCTGCAACAATGAGTCTTAGCGACTCTATTTCCAGCGTTGGATGCCTTGGGCGTGACACTATCCACACTACAGGTAGCGACATCGTTTTCCTGTCAAACAGTGGAGTACGCTCATTGCTGCGTACTATCCAAGAGAAGTCTGCGCCTTTGCGTGACCTGTCTAAGAATGTCCGCAATGACTTGATGCTTTCGCTTTCTGCTGAAACGCTTGCTAATTGCAAGGCTGTTTACTCTGAAATCAATGCCTTCTACCTGTTAAGTCTTCCCATATCAAAACAAGTCTATGTATTTGATACGAAGACACAATTGCAAGATGGCTCTGCCCGTGTGACTGTGTGGGACTCCATAGAGCCTACTTGTTTCTTATCCAGGCGTAATGGCGACTTGCTGATTGGCAAATCTGGCTACATTGGCAAGTACGATACCTATCTTGATAACACATCAACTTACAGGCTGCAATACTTCACCAACTATGCTGACTTTGGCGATATTGGCATCACTTCTATCCTAAAGAAAATTCTTGTCACAGTCATTGGAGGCTCAAATCAAGGATTTACGATTAAGTGGGGATTCGACTTTACTGGTCAATATTTTTCAGAAAACATATCCATTCCAACTAGTACAGTTGCACAATATGGGATTGCTGAATATGGAGACAATGGCTCTCCTGTAGCATATTATTCAAGTGGTATCCAGTTACAAGTGCTTGTTAGTCAAGCAACAGGTGCTGGAAAAGCAGTGCAAACAGGATATGAAACAGCTATTAATGGATATGCCGTAAGTATCCAAAAAATTGAAATTCAGGCGAAACGAGGAAAACTTGTATGAGCAACTACACTAAAGCAACTAATTTTGCAGCCAAAGACGCACTTGCTCCTGGTAATGCCAGCAAGGTTGTAAAAGGCACAGAGATTGATACTGAGTTCAACAACATTGCAACTGCCATCGCAAGCAAAGCAAATGGCACGTTGACAAACTTTACGCTGGAAGAAACTGCTGGAGTTTTGTACTTCAAATCTAGTGGAACCAGTGTGGCAAAGCTAGATGCAAGTGGGAACTTCACTGTCATTGGCAATGTGATTGCTGCTGGAACAATGTAAGGATTAAAAATGGCAACTAATAATCTATTTGGCAATGCATCTCTAGGGGTAGTGGTATATGGCCCTGATGGGAAGGCATACGGCAGCCCTGCTCAAGCTATAGCAGCTGGTGTAACTAACTACACTATGTCTCCTCCTGCTGGCGTTATTCCCACTCCTGCGCCAGCAGCACCAGCATATACACAAACTTATATACCTGGAAACTACACTCCTAGCATTCCTAGAGATGATGACGGGAATCTGTTGCCTCAAAAATACGGCGACCCAATTTATAGCGCAGCAAGCGGCAAAAACGAGGGCGGCGGCGGAAACAAATTAATTGGAATAGTTGGCAAGATACCTGTTGTGTCAGGCTCTGCCCGTGAGGGAAATTACAATGTATCTTGGCAAGATGACCCTAACTATGCAAGAACCCCACAAGCAAATGATTTTTTAAAAAGAATTGCTAGTGGGGAAGTTCAACCTGCAGAAGGCGGCAAAGGTTATGAGTACACTAGCTACGACCCTACAACAAACACGGTGACGTTTTACGACTTAGAAGGAAATATAACGCAGCAAGGTCAGCGAAATAAAGGTAGCCTTGGATTTTTAGGAGATGCAGCAAGTGGCATTCTTACAGAGATTAGTAAAAACGATTTAAGTCCGCTTACGGCAGCCATCATGCTTGGAATGGGTGGCGCTGGATTGCTTACTTCTGGAGTTTCACTTGCGGCAGCGCCTGGAGCTACTGCTGGGTTGCTTGGTTCACCATTTGCGCCTATTGCTAGCGCTGCGGGTTCTAGTGCAGGATATTTAAGTGCCGCTAACGCTGCTGGACTTGGTTCCTCTCTTGCTGGATTAGGTAGTTCGCCATTTGCTCCTGCTGCTAGTGTTGCTGGTTCTATACCAGGATATGTAGGCGCTGCTGAAGCTGGTGGTGGCCTTCTTTCCTCTATTGGAAATGCTGCATCTAGCCTTTTGCCAAGTGGCTCTACTGCATCTTCCTTCCTTCCATCTCTTCTAACTGGTACATTGCAAGGTCTTGGTGCTGCCAATACAGCAGAGAAAGCAAGAGAAGCCGCACAGATACAAGCTGATGCACAAATTAAAGCAGCACAGATTGCAGCAGATGCCGCTAAGTTTCGTCCTGTTGGCGTTACCACTCGCTTTGGTGCATCTAACTTCACCACTGATGCACAAGGCAATGTGATTGGTGCTGGTTACACGGCAAGCCCTGAAATCAAAGCCTACCAAGACCGATTGAGCGCATTGGCTGCTCAAGGTCTTACTGGTGCTGAAGGGGCGCAAGCTGCGTATGCTCCGTTAACTGCTGGCGCACAAAGTCTGTTCAATCTTGGACAAGGTTACATACAGCAAACTCCTGAGCAACAGGCTGCTGCCTACATTGCTAAACAGCAGGCATTGCTTGCTCCTGGACAAGAACAACAACTTGCCCAATTGCAGAATAGATTGCTGGCACAAGGTCGTGGAGGTCTATCTGTTGCTCAAGGTGGCACTATGGCGGCTACTAGCCCTGAACTTGCTGCTTACTACAATGCACTTGCTCAAAGCAACTTGCAACTGGCTGCACAAGGCCAACAAGCTGGTCAACAACAGGCTCAATTTGGCGCAGGACTGCTTGGTGCTGGTAGTGACTTGATGGGCAAATACTATGCTGGTCAGACTGCTGCTTACTCTCCGTTTGCTACTGCAATTGACACAACAACTGGTCTTGAAAGTCTTGCACAGCAGCCGCTAACACTTGGTACACAAATCGGTGCTAAGACTACGGCATCTTCTGCTGAAGCAGGAAGACTGCTTGCACAAGGCATGATTAACAGTGCTGCTACGCAAGCTCCCGCTAATGCTTTTAGTTATAGTGGAAATCTGCTTAGTCAGGCAGCAAATAATCCACAGTTACAGGCAGCTATTCTCAAGGCTTTTTCGACTTAACCCAACATAGGAAATAATCATGGCAGAAGATATTGTTGGCGGTCTATTCGGGGTCAATCCCGAAATGTATCAGCAGCAACAGCAGCAGCAGGTTTTTAATCGTGCAGTTGCGTTGCAAAATCTTAGTCCTTTCCAGCAGGCTTCTGTAGGGATGCAGCAAGCTGGCTACAACCTCGCTGGAGCGCTTGGTGGAGCATTGGGTGGAGTAGACCCTCAGTTACAGCGTATCAGCACTCTGAACGCTATTTCTAAGCAGATTGACCAGACTAATCCTGAGTCGATGATGAGAGGAGCAAAGTTGCTTGCTGATGCTGGTTTTCAGCAAGAGGCACTTGGATTGTCTCAGTACGCTCGTAAAGCCTCTACAGAACTAGCAACTGCTGCTAAATCTCAAGCTGAAGTCAAGAAACTTGAGTACGCTCAAATGATGGATGAAAAGTTACGCACAGCACTTGGAGAGCTTGGAGAGGACGCTACTGAGTCTGATGTTATTCGTACCGTAGCTCAATATGGAAGTCCAGACAAGGTGCTTGCAGTTGTTCAGAATTCTCAGGACAAAGCTGCTGCTAGACAACAAGTTATGGATGTTGCTAAAACAAATGGTGAAGCTAGAGTTGAGGCCGCTAAAATTGCCGCAGAAGCAAAAGTTGATGCTGCAAAATTAGCAGCAGATGCAAAACTTGAAGCAGCTAGAGAGCGTGGAGAATCTGCCGCAACTATTGCACAAATGCGTGTTGATTCTAATAATCAAATTGCTCAATTACAAATTGATTCGCGCAATTCAATTGCTGCTGCTCAAAATGAATCAAAAGTTCAACTTGCAAATATTCAAGCAAGTCTTGGAGCAAGTCAGCGTGAATTGAAGTCACAGCTTTTGCAGTTGCAAATAGAAAAAGCAAGAAGTGATTTCCAAAATAAACCTTTGCCTCCAAGTCTTATTAAAGATGAGACAAAAGACCTAGAGCTTATTGATAGTCTTGATGCTCAAGTTCGCTCACTCACCCCAGCTTTGCAAAACTTAAAAGTAGACCCTAAAACAGGCAAAGCTCCATTAGAACTTGGTGTGATAAACAATGCAAAATATAAAGCCTACAATTTAGCAGGAAATTCAACTGTTGAAAGTAGAGCATTTGCAGACCTTGAGCGCTCTGTACAGTCTGCCGTTAATCTTAGAACAAGTGCAGAAAAAGGTGTTCAGACAGATAGAGACGTTTTACGATTTGCTGAAGAGCTTGTTGCTGCTTATGGTAAAAACGATACAAAAACTACGCTTGAGGCTTTGAGCAATTTTGTGAAATCATCTGAAAAAGCAAAAGAAAATACATTGAGGAGAATTGAGCAGCGCCGTGCATCTGCTGGTTCACCAGCTTTTGCTCCAGTTGGAGTGACACCACAAGTTGGAACAACAAGAGCAGCGCCACAGATTGTCCCAACAAAACGCTGGAATTCACAAACCAATCAACTTGAGGAGGTCAAATAATGGCTCAGTACATTCAAGTTGGAAATGATGTCATCGAGTTTCCTGATGACATGAGTTCAGAGCAAATTACAAGCATCCTGAGCAAACAAGCAGGCCAAGCTGCTTCCCCTGCTGCTGCTCCCGCAAAAACAAAAGCTCCAAGCATCGTAGAGCAAATGATTGGCCCAGGCTCCCCTTCTTACAGCCTGTTCCGTGGAGCCATTATTGAGCCTGTGCTTGGTATCAATGAAATGCTTGCTAGGACAGGTTTATTTGGTGAAGACATCAAAAAAGGCGCTACTGGACTTGTGCGTCAAGAACGTGCAGCGTATGAAGCTGGTCGTACAGCAATGGGGCGAGAAGGATTTGATGTTCCTCAATTGGCTGGGGCAATCATCTCTCCTGCGGGAAGAGTAGTTGCTGCTGAGAAAGCTATTGCTGGAGGCGTTGTTCAGGCAGGCATGATGCCAAGTGGACAAGAAGACTCTGGAGCATACGCAAATGAAAAACTGTTCAACATGGGGCTTGGTGGGCTTGTTGGTGGAGCAGTTCCAGTGGTTGGAAGCGCACTTTCTTATATAAAGAAAACAATTCTTGATTTACCTATCACGGCATCACAAAAGGAAGCTGCTATCCGTAGGTATGTTGAGTCTTTGACAGGCTCTGCAAAAACTGAAGTCATTACAGCATTAAGGAAAGCGGGACAAATTGTCACGGGCAGCAGACCCACTACAGCAGAAGCTGTGGCAGAAGTTCCTGCTGCAATTGGTCTTGTCAAAGAGCAGCAACGACTCGCTGGTCAAGTTAGCACTGCGCCAAAATTTAGTCAACGCGAACTTGAGCAAAAGGCGGCTCGTAAGCAAGAATTGGTAGGCACATTTGGCACTGAGGCAGACCTAGCAGCAGCAGAAGCAGCTAGAACAGCGGCAACTGCACCATTGCGTAAAACTGCTCTTGAGCAAGCTAATGTTGCTGGTCAAGTTATGCCTAAATTAGAGGCAGATGTAGCGGCAAGGCAAGCGGCTGCACTACGAAATCTTCAGGAGCAAGGGAAAACAGCTACAGAAGAAGCGCAAGCATTAGTTCGTGCAAATGAATGGAGCGCTCGTGGTCAGCTAAGATTCCCTGAACGCTATTACAAAAATCTGGAACTTGCTCAAAGTCTCTCTGGTGCAACGCAAGAATTTGGTGATGCCGTAGCGCAACGTAAAGCAGAACTTGCATTCAAGCAGTTCCAACTTAAAAGCGTTGCAGATGAGGGCTTTTACCCACTTACAACGCAGCCAATTATTGGCAGGATAGACGATAGCCTTAATCGTGTTGGCGAGAGGTCTAATGCATTGCTTGTAAATTCACTTCAAGGACTACGTTCTAAGCTAGAAGGTCTTGCTGATAAGAATGGAATCATAAACAGCATTGATTTGTATAACGTGCGGAAAGAAATTGGCAGCGACATTAAATCTTTCTTGACACAAAGAAATGAACCATTTGGAGCGCAGGCTACCAACGTGGAAACGTCAGTCAAGAAGATTCTTGATAAAGCTATCAATGATGCATCTGGCACTCAGGTATGGTCTGATTACTTGTCCAAATTTGCTAGTCACAGCAAAAAAATTAACCAAATGGAAGTTGGTCAAGAGTTAATAGACAAGTTAACTCTTAACTTAACAGATGCTGAAAAAGCAGGCAGATTCGCTACTGCTGTTGACAATTCTGCGGCACTCATTAAACGTACTACTGGTACTCCAAGGTATGACAAACTGTCTGACTTTTTGACAACAGAACAACTTACATCTGTTGAGCGAGTTCGCGCTGATTTGGCTCGTAGCCAGAAAGCAGTTGAAGCTGGTAGAGGAGTTAAGCAAGCTGGTGAAGAAGCATTCACTGGTGGAGAAGCAGTACCAGGTTTTTTTAGTGCCAAACTCACAGCTATAAAATCATTATTAGATACATTAAAAACAGGTAGCCAAAAAGAACTTGATGCAAAAGTTTCGGATTTGATGCTTGACCCACAAAAATTGGCAGACTTCTTGGAATACATCCCAAAGAAAGACACTTCAAATATTGTTACATCTATGATGGCAAAAATGAGTCCAGAGTCGCGTAAATCATTTAAGGATTTTGTTAGTGCTGCTACACCGACTCAAACACAAATTACAAGAGGATTTATCTCTTCTGCTGTTAGCGAATAATGCCACTAACCCAAGGATTTAATGCTCTGTTAGCCTCTGCTGAAAGCCCTTGGCCTGGAACAGAGACTAAAACAGTGCTGGTTTGTCGTATTCCAAAGAAAGATGAGGACAAGATGCTTAGAGCAAATGAGTTTCTTGACAAAGATGGACGCATCTGCCGTTGGGCGGTGGTGAATAAAAAATGATAGACCCATTCACGGCCTTCGCTATGGCACAAGCTGCCGTTTCTGGCATAAAAAAGCAGTTGCTCTTGGCAAAGACATCCATGGCCTCTATAAAGAATTCAGCAGTTTTTACCAAGCAGCGGATACAGTTCACCTAGCAAGCAGCAAGGCACGGATTGCAAGCATAGGAAAGACAGATGCACAGATAAGCTCTCAAGCTCTCCAGATTGCACTTGCATCTAAAGCGCTGCGAGAGCATGAGAAAGAGTTGAAGGACATTCTTTTCTATTCAGGCAATGCGCCAGTGTGGGAAGAGATGATGGCAGAGCGCACCAGGATGATTAAAGAGCGCAATACGATAGAAAGAGAAGAAGCAGAAAGAAAGCAGAAGGATAAAGAAGTGAAAGTAGCGATTATTATGAACACACTCTGGATTTCAGGTGCGTCAGCTATCGTTGTTCCACTTGTTAGCATCACGTTTCACGTTATTACTAATAGGGGTTTTTGATGATTCCAATTCTTGGCGCATTGTTAGGTACGCTTGCTGAAAGCGGTCTTGGTCTTCTGTCTTCTGCTATCCAGGCAAAAGGCAAGGAAGTGGTTGAGAACACATTGGGAGTCAAGATTCCTGATAATCCCACTCCTGCCGATGTTGAAAAATTGCGAGAGTTGCAGTACCACCATGAAGAGCGCTTGATTGAACTTGGCATCGAGAAGGCCAAGATGGAACTGGCTGAGATGGAGATGCTGGCAAAGGCTGCACAGAATGATGCAGACAACATCACAGACCGCTGGCAAGCAGACATGAATTCTGACTCCTGGCTATCAAAGAACATACGCCCCATGAGCCTTATAGCCATCTTTATGGGTTATTTCCTATTTGCCATGATGAGCGCCTATGGACTTAACGCTAACGAGTCCTATGTGACCTTGCTAGGCAATTGGGGAATGCTAATCATGGGTGCGTACTTTGGTGGACGTACCGTCGAGAAGCTGGCTGAAATGAGGAGCGCAAAATGAGCATCTTCATTCCCGTCTTGTACATCTGTATGAATGGGCATTGCGAGTTCTTCCAGCAAAATGCCTACTACACCGACAGACAAAAGTGCATTACCGTTGTTATGGAAAAGCAAGAGGAATACGCCAAGATGGGCGCGGTAGTGGATTCCACTTGCATTGAGTTAGTTGTTCAGAAAAGGGGTTTGTATGAGTCTTAGTCAAGAACAAGCGGCTTTCCTGCTGGATATGTGCAAGCTAATTCAGTACGCCACAGAGCAGGGCTTTATGGTCACTGGTGGCGAGTTAGCGCGTACACCTGAACAGCAGGCAATTTATGTGAAGACGGGTCGCAGTAAGACGATGAACAGCATTCACTTGAAACGCTGTGCAATGGATTTAAACTTCTTCCGTGATGGGAAAATCATCTGGGACAAGAGCATACTTGCTCCTGTTGGAGCGTATTGGGAAAGCCTCCATCCTAAAAACCGATGGGGTGGCAATTTCCGGTCGCTGGTTGATTGCCCTCACTTTGAGCGCAACGTATAGTCATGTGCATATTGATGCAATAGATGTGTGCTAGATTCCGCGCAACTTTGCGGAGTCATCATGCAAGCTAAAGTTTCGCGTCAAGAATTCATCAATGTTTGGAACCGTTATGGCTCCGCTACCAAGGTAGCAGAATATTTAGACATTTCGGAACGGCTAGTTCACCGCCGCAGACGCAGGATAGAAAAAGACCTAAACCAGCCGCTTGTCAGCGTTGATGAGCGAGGGAAAGCATACGCTCACATTCAGCCAATCAAAACGTCTCTCAATCGGGTTGACCTTGGCATCCTTGACCAGACCATAATCGTCTTTTCTGAC